GTGTCCTATTTCGTGCAGGATTAAACATTCTTTTGAATTCTCCATATCTTTAGTTGTCCAATCATCCCAAACTCTTTTATTGATAACAATAGATCGAAGTCCGTTTGCATAACCTTTGTCGCCTTCCGAACTCATAACTTTACTCATTTTAGCAATGGTGAAATCATTCGATTCTGGATCAGCAAACTGTATGTTCATGTCGTAAATACGATCGCAATAAGCATACTCATGCCAACCGACCGCGTGCTCTTCGCAAAGCTCATAAGCTTTTTCAAGATAAGGCATGAATTCCGGATTACTGGTTCCGGCGCTACAGCCCAAAAGACTTAAAATTGATGTAAAAACATACAAAACATGCGCATAAATAAAATGTAACATGACACCCTTTCCTCCTTGTTTTTTCGTTATTAACCCCTGAACTCCCCCTTCCATGGTAGATACTGAAAAAGTCGATCCACACGAACAATTATAAAGTTTCAGCGTTGCATGTCCGAATCCGTCTTCCTGTTCGCCGATGTATTTGCACTTTTCGATCTCGATAACTTTTTTGCAGCATTTACAGATTTTCATCTCTTTTTCTCCCTTTTTCTCTCTCTTTTCGTCCCTGTATCTATATATTATACCGCTTTCCCGGCTCGTTGTCAAACTTTTTTGACAAACTTTGACAAGAAATCGCATCAGGCTGAATATGTTGATTTTATTGGTTTTTTTGCTTACAGGAATGACGAGTGCGCCTTTTTAGTAGGCGCACCCCCAATATGTAGAGCATAAGTGCATATTGGCAATCGTTTAAAAGTGCATTATAGCGTTGATCATTGCCATGTCCGACCATCCGACCACCTGGGCGCCGAATGTCGTTTTATACAGCGGAAATTGAAGTCCTATATCTGGTTTTATACCCTGATCCTTTACCCAATGGCCTCCGCCGAGTAACCCCCAGCGTTTTGTAAAATCAAAAGATTGAGGCTTTATCTCGAAATCGATCCTTGATCCTTGGATCAGGGATATCTTGTTTTTCTCGAGAGCATACTTTTCGGTATCGTCTTTTTTAAATTCCATTTCCTTCCCGTTGAGTTTTACGATGATCGTATTTTTGCCTGTCTGTATATCAAAATCCGTTCTTTCGGGTTTCCCGGTTTTTTTATCAACTTCCTTCGGGACCTGGGACACGGCCGTTGTCGATACCTGATTTAATGTCCCGCTTACAACGACTTCACTTTTCCCAGGTTTATGAAATGCATACCCGAGAATGAACGCAACAAAAAAAACAACCACCTGCGAGATTAAAAAAGTTTTAGTTTGAATCATAATCCACCCTTAATTGAAATTCATTAATACCTTTCATTTCCTGCATAAATGCCGCGAAGGTGTCACGGGAACTGGTAATTCCTTTTCTGGGTTCAAATCCTTTTTTTTCGATTATAGAGATATCCTTTCCCATACCGACACATCCCTTTAAATCTTCTATTCTGTTTGCTGGATGGTGCAATACCGAATCCCTGGAACAAGATTTTACTTCTGAAGTCTCTCCGCAATCGGCCCCGAGTATTTCGAAAGTTTCTCCGTTTTTGAGCTGCTCCATAACTTCAGGATCAATATCAGGATTTGAATAATTTTTATAAGCATTGGCGACAACATGCTTCCCGAAAACCCTTTTGCATGGATAAGTTTTGCTGGCCGGGATGCACGATTGCCCTTTTTCATCTCCGATTATTCCGTCGAAATTTAAGTCCGGAAGTTCCAGGCTTTTACAGAAAAAATCATCTCCGATGTAATAATCTCCGAATGTTCCATCCATAGTGCTCGGTTCCCGGATTATTTTATTTGTCATTTCCGAAATCCTCACCTGGATAAACTCCAAGCCTCGAATTATATTTACTGTCAATAAAATGCTTTCCCAGCGTTGTTACTGCTCCGACTGTTATTGCTCCTATAAGTCCTAACAAAGCCTTTAAGTCAAATCTGAATTTAACTGGGTAAAACCCATTTAATAAAAAACCGAGGACTATGAGTATAAAGGCAGTAACGACCATGAACATTATAATTTCTGTCCAGTTGTTCTTGAGGAATTTAAAAATTATTAACTTCATTAGTTCGCATCGATTTTGTCGTATATTCGTTCGATTTCATGAGCTCTTTTTTCACCGCAAATATTACGACAGGTTTCGCAATGACTTCTGCACTCTTTTCTGTCTTTTTCGATTCTGTTGATATCTTCGCAGCATTTTCTAATCTGATTATTGAGATTGTTGAAATAACCCCAGAAGCCAAACTTAATAATAACAATAGTACAACCCATGCCAGAGAAAATGAGGCCGACAATAGAAAATATGATGGATTTGTCCATGCTTTCATTTTTTCAAAATATTATACTCCCATCCTATACTTTTACTAGACTAATCCAACTACCAGCCCATAATTGTGGAGCGTTTGTACCGTATCTGGTCATAATTGATGGTACTTGCCCTTTGAGTAAATGAATAGGCTGACTTTCAATATGTATAGGATAGTAAATGTCTCCAGCTAAATTTTGATTACCAAAAAGAATTTCATAATCTTGTACAACTCCGTCTATACCTATGTTTACCCAGCCGTATCTTGTGCCTCCGGAACCAACATATCCATATCCTGTAATTTTAATAACATAATCACCGTCCTCGTCTACTGGTGGCAAACTTAATGCCACAGCGTAAGATGTTCCGGCAATAAGATGATTGCTTAGAAATTTGGTTCTTGAACATTCCATTAAAAAACACTCCCTATCATTTTTATCTTATCTGTTGTACCCCACTGGAACGGTTTTGGCATAATATTATTTCCATATCTGCATAACTCTTTAAATTGAGATTGTTTTGCCATAATCGCGTGACCTTCTGGTTGCAAAAAATTAATAATATTAAAATTCTTGCCTTGTAATGTAGCCGGTATTGGAATTGTTGCAGCGGCCAACATATCTATATCACGCTGTACGAGTATACCTGTTCCTACTACAAAATGAGCAATTTTTCCGCCATAATAATTAGTAGGCCCAGAACCGATATCAGTTCCTATGCTAAAATCCCTCGAAGTTCCATTGCTCATTAAGGTTGTTAAGGTCGAATTAGAAGCTTTACATTTTGTATTTAAATATCCTCTAACGCCATAAGTAGCGTCCCAACAGAACACAAGATGATACCAGCCTGCCGCGCCGTTAGGCAGTACAACACTGAATCTCGTTGTAGTTCCAGAAGCAGCATTAGCACAAGTTACAATATCTATTGTTCCGTCTGTATTAATCATTATTCTGAAATAATCCAAACTACCGCCAGTTGTATCGTTAACTTTTTCGACCAATGTATTTATAGCGGCAGGTTGTCCATCGGTTAATTTTATCCAGCAAGAAATCCACAAAGATGCCGGAACAGTATCAAGTAAAGTGGCATGAGAATAATATTGAGAACTTGCGACTGCTAACAATGCTCCGTAATTTGTGTTTAAAATTCCAGGAGTATTAGGGATTGTTCCGTGATCTGTTAAAGTATAAGTTCCAGTCTCATCAGTTGTCATTGCACCACTGGCGAAATTATACATCGCAAGAACAGAGCCATTACTGAGCAATTCATTTATTTCTGTAAGCGTGGGGATCCTTCCAGCCATAAATTGATTAGAATCACCGACTGCTCCGACTGTAGTGTAATTGATGATTTGTGTGGGTTTATAATATATATGATAGAACAAATAATTATTGAGATAAAAATATCCAGCAACGCTATCGTAAATTATTTCGTAATACTTCCCAGAAACAATCATTCCTGCCGTTAATGCATTACCATCTTCATCCCTGATATCTTTGAGCCCTATGCTATTTATATTCACAGTCGACGCGGTTGTATTTGTATTTGCCGCTTTGAATCGGATTTTCATACCACCTGTTAACGCAGTAACACCCTTTTGAACTCCGATAGGACTTAAAACATAAGCATCTGCTGCTCCGGAATCCGTATAAAAACTTCCCAAGGCTGCGACAATATTTGCAACTCGGGATTGCTGATGCTGATCGGCCAAATCATTAACAAGCCCGAAATCGGTTATCAAATTTTGAATTTCAGCTATGGTATTATTTATATGCCCAGCATTATGTTTCGGTAACGCACCATCGGTAAAGGTATCGTTTGTTATACCCATTTATTCGGCTCCTTGTCTTTGATCTTGAGCGGCGGTCTTTATTCTCGCTTCCCTGGCTTCCTGCTCTTTTCTGAATTTTGCTTCTTCTTCAAGCTGTTTTGCCGCTAATTCTATTTTTCGCCAGTCAACAAATTCCAAGGTACCTAGTTCAAACGGAATCATAAGAGGTTCGCCGGTGTCAAGAGTTAATTCCCATGCTCTCAGTGGAGCAAATTCAATTACAACGGGTTCGCCGGTTTCAGGATTCTTAACGAGTTGTCCATTATTTACAAGATATTTTACCGGAGCTGTAAGGAAAATGTGACTCGTAATATTGAATTCAATGTAATCCTCATATTTTCTCGTTATCGGATGAAATCTAACCCGATAAACTTTTGGGATATTCGGATTTTCATTGTTTGTTACTATGCCTGCAATTCCCATAATTACCTCACCCTTGTCAAAACACGGAACGGTACACTCCGGACCTGTATTGATTGCGTTACTGAACCTCCAGAAGCGGAAGCACCAGTTCCATCTTTTGTATAAAAAGTTTTAATCGAACCTGGAGCATACCAAGTTGCTGAATTAGTAGCTCCTCCACCAAGGCCAAAATCATAAAGTACAGCAAAAGGAGTTCCGTCTGATTCATATCCATAGAAAGTCTGTCCTGCATCTACTTCAAATGTTTTGAACTGTAAAGTACCTGGTCCATGTGTATGGCTTACATCAACCTGGTGTGAAGCATTGCCAACAGGTGTATTTGACCACGGTACAGTCCCGATATCTTTTCCGCCTTCAGCTCCTAGTCCTACCATGTAACGGTTAGACATATCAACGATTGTTTTACCATTCAATCGGCTGTTCGCATCAGCCAGAATATCGTCGTTATTGTAATGATGAATTGTAACATTGAATTTTGCTGCACCATTGAAATCATTAAACGCAAAAGTAGTTCCAACAGGCGGAATCAGGTCTGGCATTGAACTCCTGGCAATCAATCTGAATTCGTCTGCTCCGGAATTATACTCAACTGTTACGGTTTCATTAATTATAAGATCGCAGGCCTGCAATGCAGAACCATCCCAGCATTTTATATTTTTGGCTGTAAGGCCGTTCACGGCCAAAGTTGAAGCACCGGTATTTGTTGCAGGAACCCGGAAACGGATTAACGCTCCATCCTGAAGTGCATGCACTCCCTGCCTGGTCCCGACTGCTGCGGCCGTATAGACATTCGCCGCTCCGCCACCGGTATAGAAATTTCCAACAGCGGAATAATCCGCGACTGCTTTTGCGAGCTGATATACATCTGCCTCGGAAAGTACCTGGCCGCTTGAAAGTACAAAATTCCGTACTTCCTGCGCTGGAGCATTGAAATTACTTGGAGCCAAAGGACCAGCGGCAAGCACTGGGACATCTTTCATAAATCAACCCCCGTTAAATTTTCGTTGCAAACCATCCTGCATCCATCCCGTCCTCGACTGCCGGATTTGTATAAGTACCGTCTTCTCTTGATAATGACATAATCTTATGAGTCGGGTCAACAATTTGTTGTCCCAAACCTGGATAATACGGCACATCATAAGGTAAAAACTGCTCTTCGTACGGCGGGGTTAAGATATCGATTTCTACTCCTGCTGGCCGTGGTACATATTGTTTTACGATTTCTTTTTGGACATCCGTTAATACATCCATGAATAACCCGAGCGTAAGATGCATCGCGTAAGGCTGCGTTAAATGAATGATAAAAGTTGCTCCTAGAAGTTGTACCATAACCGAAAGGAAGCTTTCACGGACACCCTTACAATGGTTCCGGGCAATCACGGCTTTCAGTAAAAACCGGTATTCATCATCAGTCAATGTAACTTCCCCGGTCGGAAGTGTAAAACTACGGCCAGCACCTTCTATAATACCCAGGACATCAAGCTGAACTCCCACGGCCGTATCGATATCGAAAGCCGTGTCCATTTGGATATAGCCATCGTATGTCTGCTGGAATTGATCGAGCAACAAATCCACGGTTGCCTTGAATTTTGTTGAATTTGCATATTCTGAGGTTATCTGGGCAAGATATTCAGTTTTAAGGCTCATGTAATATTCACCGTTATATCACCAGTAGCAAGCGTCCATTGCTCATTGTATGCCGCGACCAATGGTGCTTGGGTCCCGGGAAATGGATCTGTTTTTTTCGCAACTTCAATCAAAGTAATATCGAAGGTATCAGGATTATTGTACTGTGCCGGGACATATAATTGCGATGGTGTGGCTGCTTTTCCGATTGAATAATTTGTAAAATAAGTTACGAGCGCATCTTTGATAAGATCTTCCGTTGTTGCTTGCCAACCCGTACGCTGATCTCCCGTTATTTGAATTTTTATAGCGGTTTGTGTCGGCCGGTTAAATTTATAGGTCGTAATCGTGCCCTGGCTATCGGTTATATCGACAGTAGTCGAACCGACCATATCGCATCCCTCGGTCCGTTTAACGGCCAGAACATTGGCAATATCGTTGTCATTCCCGCCTTGTACGATAAGTGCGATGCTATGTGGCGGAAGGCCATTTCCGTCAACAACATCGGTATAATTTTCATATAATTTTGCCTGGACAACATTTGCCAGGTTAAGAATATAAGCCAGAATTCCATCCGCAATAGTTATTGACGGTAAAGCAACGCTGAGAGCACGCCGGATCCGGAGAACTGCATCAGTCTCTATCTGGTTCCCAACAGTTGCAGCTGCGGCATTATCGCATGTTTGCCAGCCGACAACCGGCGTTATTATCTGATTTATCGCATGGGCAAGAGCAACGATCGCGCCTGCCGTGATACAGGTAAAAGTCTTATCAATCTGACCTGCGGCCGGAATGGTAAAAGATCCAGAATAAGCCCATTGATTCACGCCGTCGCTTACTATAGGATTTGTTATAACGGTTCCTACAACTCCGACAATCGTTATTACAGCCGTGGAATATGACAAAGATTGTTTTGTCAGGCCATTCAATTTTACAAGCAGGGCAAGGCCATTCCCGGTCGCACCGTTCGGGTTCTGATTATTATAGACAAGCAGACCTTTATTTTCGAGATCTGCAACCATGGCCGCGATAAGTGCGAGCATCTGTCCGTCTTGTGTGTCCGGAGTGATCGCAATATCGGATCCGTAAATTGTTTGATATCCTGTAACCAGGTCGGCAAGAATATCTTCTTCTCTTCTTATCGTGCAACCTGTAGCATCAACGATCATATTGTCACCGGCCCTATTGACGGAGTATTTCCGCTATTATCCTGGACTTTTGCCGTGATAGTCAATGCTCTTGTCTCGCTGTTAAAAATTTGGTTGTATTCCAATATTTCGCTGACCGTTTCAACCGATAGTATAGCATTTTTAATAACCAATGCGACTTGATTTTCGTTGTAATGCTCTCCGTTTATTTTCCCAAACCACTCCGTCCCGGCCGCAAGATCCAGAAACCATTCTCCCTTTATAAGTCTTAAAACTGTTAATATCCGCTGGGTTGTATAATTTTCTCCGCTTACAAAATCGGAATTACCACTTCCGAAACACATATCATTATTTTCATCGAGTTTTCGTACTCTCATGCGGTTCTTATCCCCTTCGTGAAGGTTAATGCCGGATCCCCTGATCCGCCTGCGAGATAATGAATTGTTCCGCTTGCCCCGTCATCAGCTGTCAATGAAGCACCGCGAACATTCTTATCGCTTTTGATATTGTCAGTTGTATCGAGTGTTCCTGTTATTTTAGTGTTGCCCTGGATTTCAAACCCGGTACTCATGCATTTAATATATTTTGCGTTATCCTTTGTTCTTATCACAAGATTATTTTTATCATAATTCGATATTTTTGTGGCAAGATTATTTATTCCTACTAATGCAAAACCATCGCTTAAATCGAAGCTTCGCATCTCAAAAGGCCTACTGCTTTTTGTAACGGAATCGGCTGTCCACCAGTTATCGATACATTTTTCTGAAAAGAACAAAAGGCATTGATCTCCGGCTGCAATCGGAGTTGTTATTATAAAAGATCCTCCCTGGATAAATACTACCGGGCATTCTTTAATCAGCGGATAATCTTCATATCTAAGGCTCTTGTCTTCATTTAAAAAAACCCTCTGAATTGTAGGAAGAGCATCAATCGTCTGATTTGTTTCGTTAAAAGCCATTACTTTCGCTGGTATCACTGTATGAAGTCGCTGAAGAGCATTTTGAATATGGGCGCGTAATGCGTCATCTTCGTTAGCGTTATGCTGCGTTATAATTTCTTTATCCATTTATAGCGGCTCCCTCGAGTATAGAATACCAATCATTTCCCCTGTAATCTCCCTGGTAATTAATCGAAATTATTTTGTAAAAACCATCCTTATCAAGAGTACCGTAAAAGCCTTTTTTATTGTCCCTGATAATCATGCTGTTATCGATATGTATTGTACCGTTTACCCGGAACATAGGATTTATCAAAGATTTTACTTTTATTCCGATTTCCGTTTGCTCCGGAAGACCTATCAGCCCTGTCGCCGCGTTTAATTCAATCGCGTTATTCGTATCGAATCCTGCCAGGACATCATTTGCTCCAAGCATTTGAAGTTGTCCGTCCTGAATACTCCATTGCAGATTGTTGCTATTCGCAATTTCGCGTACATAATCCCTGGCGTTACCACTGAGTACCCTGGGACGCGGCCTTTGATTTGTATTCAGGCCTTTTGTAAAACCGAGAATTGTGTCCTGGGCGCCGGTCATAAGTTGAGTCAGAATTGTCTGATCCGTGGATCCTGCTTCTATAGTTTGATTTATCGTATGTGAATTATAAAAATGATCGCCGTCGCCGCATTCAATAACCGTGGCAATGTCGGTATCTTCTCTTTTTTTAGATATGTACCTGATACGGCCGCTATATATATTACCGAATAATCCTTTATACCCGGCATTCAATATAATTGATAATTTTTCTTTTTGAATTTTATCGATTGTTATTTTTGAAAGGTTATATACGGATATAGTTGAATCATTCGGAGCTTCCTGGGAATTTTTTTTTATATCAAAAACAATTCTTAAAGCGTTGATACTTTCGGAATCAATCTGCAATCCTGTTGTCCCGGGATCACCTATAATAAGAGAATATTTCCTGTTAAAAAGATTAAAGCTCATCTGTAAGATAAACCTTGAAGGTCGATCCGAGGCCTTCGAGTGTAGGATTGTCATTCGTATTAAGTTCATTAACGCAAAATAATCCACCGATATTAAGAGCAAAAGGTTCAAACATATCCGCACCCAGTACAAGGGCAACGCCAGTAATAAGAATTGTATTGCTTATCATTTCGGTTACATCAAAAAACCATCCGTCAGCCTCGTCATTCCAATACATTGTAAATTTCAAAGACTTATCCATCCAATCAATAGTAAGATCCTGGTAAGGTTCGCTTGTGAATATAACTTCTGAAATCATTCGGCACCTTTTATCGTGTTCCAGGCATTAAGAATAAACGATCGGTTTGTTGACACACCTTGGACATTTCCCTGAGAACTGAGAGCAGAATTTTTATTTCTAGTTTTTCCGGCAGTTCTTCTTTCCGACGGGATTTGAACAAATTTTACACTTGCAAACGGTATTTGCTTGAATGTAGCAGTAAATCGGCAAGTATCGGGATTCTTTTTATCCTGCGGAACCGATAATGCCTCTAGCAGCATATTCTCGTAAAGCTTAAAGCCGGTCCCGATTGTAAGTAAAATCCTATTTTCCTGAAGCGTAGAGAGAATTGAAAAAGCCTGTTTGCTCCTAGATTCACCCCCAGAAAATTTATCGTTAAATCTCCGGAAAATACTTATATTGTCGCTTACCCCGGCCTCTATTGTAAGGATGCGCGGATTCAGGTATGCATGATCCGAAATCTTCCCGCCGGTTTCAACCGGATGTTCAGTGATAGTCAACTTACTGTCATGTGTCTCTTTAAAGACACAATCGAGATAATAAGTAACGGCGCTTTGATATGGAGAAGGATTATCGACATCTGCCTGAGTTTTTATATACCGCTGATTTGCAGCGAATAATGAGATAATTCCGCTTCCCATATCAGTAAACCGTTGCCCCCTGGCCGTTTCTTATTGAACTCTTTTTCGTGTTTGCGAGTTCCCTGGTAACTGATTTGCCGGCCGCATGCGGATCCGGAGAACTTATTGTAATATAGATTTTCCGATTGTCATTTTCGACAATACTTTT